AAAATTGTTCGTCTTGTAAGTGGTGAAGAAATTATTGCAAATGTAACTCAAACGGAAACCGAGATTACACTCAAGAATGCGTCGGTCCTGATCCCGTCACCTGAAGGCAAGTTGCTTCTTGCCAAGTGGCTTCCATATGCGAATACTGATAATGGTATTACACTAGAAAAGAAGCATGTGGTATTTGTTATTGATCCACAAAAGGAACTCTCTGAACATTTTACAAATGTCGTTGTAAATAATCTTGTAGTTCCTGGTAAAAAGTTAGTGACACCGGGATCAAATTCTGGTTTGAAACTTTCAGTTTAAACCTTGACACGGGACACCCATTGTGGTATAATGGGTGCATATCCCCGTAGCTCAGTTGGATAGAGCAACGGTTTTCTAAACCGTTGGTCATAGGTTCGAATCCTATCGGGGATGTTTATGAAGACACAATTTTACAAAATTTCGTACAATCCTCTTTACGCACTCAGGGTTCGAGGTTCATATTTGGACTGGAAAGTAGTCAAAGTAGTCAGAAAATTCAGTCCTTATAGCAAGTTTGAAAATTACTTTAACAAAGGAGTCAAAAAAATGTTCAATCGAAATGTTGCAATTGCCTGTGTAGGGCTCGGTCTTTTCTCAAGTGTTTTTGTTGCTATCGCGGGTAAGTCTCTTGCTCCTGAATCTGCCCAGACATTTAATTTCCTGGGTCTGTTCGCGGTCAGTTTTGGCGTTCTTTTTAATATGCTGTCCGGAAAGTCCCCAGAACAGGAAAGGTATGAGCGAGAAGACATCCAGAGGGATATTGATGCTGTGTATCGTCATATTGATGACCGTAATCGCGACATGCAAAACGATCTAGATGATCTTCGTCGCGATTGTCAGAAGTCTTGTGCAGCACATCACTGCACCACTGGAAAGAAGTAAAATAATAAATATCGTTGATGGTAAAAGTCACATACACCTATTCATTTCCTGAATTAAGTGGCAAACCAAAACGATATCTAGAAACAAGACCTGAGTGTAAGATCAAGGGTTATGGTGTCTCAACGGATACCGTAACCCTTGTCGTTTTATACGAAAATCCAAATGTATTTAATATTTTAAACAAAGCAGTATTTGATAAGTTTAAACTACAACCATTAAATATCCAATTTGTTTAAAATCCTCTACCGTAAAATGCATTTGTGCTATTTGAGTTTTTGAAAACAGGTCCAGCAATACTTGATGAACTTGCAATGGAACTCGCAATGGTGTTTGTGACACGAATCAGACTTTCCATAGGATCGATTTGAATCGATTGCAATGATTCTGGAGTACTGCAATAAACTAAAGGAGAAAAACTACTAACTATATTATTTTGTGAATCGTTTCTTAAACTGCATTGAAATTGTGTATTATTATTTGTGCATGTTAAAAACGATTGATTTTGAGTTTCGACACAAGAACCTAAAATTTCATTTTGATTATAAATAGGTTCCGTTTGCGTAGATCTTGTGGATATAAATGTTTCCTGTGCAAATGAATTTTCAAAATTTGTTTGTTTTAAGTATGGATCGGAAATTTTAATATAAACTTCAATGCTAGTCATTTTAGAAATTACATCTTCATAATTTAAAATTCCATCCAGTAGTAGATACTCACTTCCATCGGAATCCGTATTGATTTCTAGTACTTTTGTGGGAGTATCATAACCTGTAAATTTAACAAAATCATTTTGTTTTATTCCATAATACTCAAATGAATTTTTATTATTTTTTCCTATTATATTTTTTACCAGTGTAAATTGATTTGTTCCAGTACCAATATTTTTAAGTTTAAAATAAGGAATATCATTAAAATTTAATCTATCGTAACGATTTAAATTTGTAGATAATCTTTGTCCAGAATTTACAGAAACATTCACTATGCAGTTGGTATAACTATTAAATGTATAGATTCCACCCACATTTGCCGTTATCAGAGAATTTGGATCCGTATAATCTCCATTGAATACTTCGAATGTTGTTCCAGGAGCAACTTGGGAAAATGTTTCTTCTACTAATTTTTCTTGCGCGGGGTTCGTTTGATTGGAATAATCAATAAAGCATTTCGTATTATTTGAGTAAAATGCAAATGTGGGTGTTGAGACTATTCCACGATTTATCGAAGTTTTTTCTATCTTAGCTTGTTCAAAAACTAATCCATAAAGACCACCAGAACGAACTAAAATAAGTTTTTCCTTATTTATAGTTTTATCTGAAGCAGTTTTTATGTTTTGTCTTGGATTATTCATGAACCAATGTATGTTATTAATGCGGTTCCAGATAAAGTTCTAGCAAAAATTCCAGATGCACTTGATATTTCTATATATATTGTTTCTCCGGGATTTAGTATATACCCGGTGGTCGTTGAAACTCCCAGACTATTGCCTATATAAACATCAGTCGTATTTGATATTGGAGATTTTATCGTTATTCCTGTTCGTATTGCATCATTACTCAGCAATGTGGAAGTAGATGTGATTGTTTTTTGACCATGAATAATTTTTGTAGGTTTAGTGATTGAATTTACGACTACCTTAGCACCATTTCCAGATGAATTCACTAAATTAAATATGTCAGAAACATAAGCAGCATTTGACGATACTGTATTGATGTTTGTTTTAAGACCTTCAATTGAACTTATAAGGTCAGTGTCATTAATTTCAACGGTCCCACTTATACCAACTGGTAATGTAGAATAAGCAACTACTGCAACGGCATCGTTATTTTGACCACGAATAGTTACAGGTGTTCCATTGGATCCAGTGTATCCTTGAATTCTAAGAGGACTATCTGCATTGGTTACACCAACAGTTGCTGCAACCGTAACATTAAATGTAAATCCTGCATTAGTCACTGCTACTTTCAATGCATCTCCGGAAGCACCAATTGCTGTTCCGGTTCCACTGAATACTTTAGTATTAAAATAAGTAGATCCACCATCTGCATATACTTTAATCGAACTATTGGAGGATGATAAAACAAAACCACCACAAATTCCAACATCACCGAATACTCTCACACTATCCGTGCCATAAGTTAGAGATCTGCCACCAGTAATTGCTATTGGGACTGCTCCAGTGATTCCATATACGGCATTTGAACCCAATATAGAAACTGATCCAGTAACTCCTACTGGTATTCCGTTAGTAACTCCCTGAACGGTTCCCGTGATCGAAACAGGTGCATCACTTGTAAATGTTGATCCCTTTATTATTAGTGGAATTGTTGGATTTGTTCGAACATAAAAATCACCAGTTCCACGAATAGTTCCAGTTACTCCGACTAATGAGGATCCAGTAAATCCTGAAATTTTTACAGGAAGTGGTGTGCTTTCTGTAGTTCTGTAGGTATTGTTTTCGTCGCCCCATGCAACTTTTGCGTGTTGAGCATGTGCCAAACTAAATCCAACCGCACCACTTGTGCCATAATCCGTAGCGATTATAGCAGTATTTGTTGCAATTGTGATTTCAATATTGTCGGCAGTATATGGCATATAAATTTCCTTTTATTATTATATATACTAATACTTGACATGCAAAAATACTTAGGTTAAAATTGATGCCATGATATTCAACATAACCAAAGAAGAATTCTCAAAAAGAGTAGAAAAATATGTAGGAGAAAGTGCCGAAAAGGAAACTCCATACATCAATGCCGTGCTTCATTTATTTGAAGAATATTCTTTTGATTTTTCATTAGCATCAAAACTTTTATCTCAACCAATATTAGAAAAAATACAGGCAGAGGGTATGGATTTGAACATCATACCAAGAACAAAAAATAAATTACCATTTGCTTGACAGATGGTATTACATCAATTAAACTACCGTGGTGGGGAGTTCCCATCTAGTAATTTTAGACCGAAGGAGATCTTCGGGGAAAGTAAGGTTTTATGGGTTTTTCAGATTTGAAGAAGAAGTCAAAGGCAGGAATTGAAGATCTAATCAAGAAGATGGAAGATCAGACAGCAAAGAAGGATTATAAGGATGATCGTTTCTGGCGACCGGAACAGGATAAGACAGGAAACGGATTTGCGATCATTCGTTTTCTTCCTCCAGTAGAGGGAGAAGATGTTCCTTG